CTTCCGCAGTCAATGCCAGTGAATAGTCCGAGTCTGCCCCAGCCGAACTCCTTGGAGCCGTCTGCGGAGATTGCGACGGAGCTTAAAGCTTCATCGAGACCTTCCTCGTATTCAACACCGACGCGAACCACGTAACATTGGTTACCTTCTTCAAGGTAAGCAAGCACTGCATACATCAGATAGCTTTCAACGAAAGGCTCACCGAACGTATCGAGAGCCTGTTGCGCCGTTGTAATGTATGTTGGTGTATTCAGAGGACCGCGGTTAGCGGTGCCAACAAAAGCTGGGCGTAGGGGGCCTACAGCAGCTGGCAAGACACTAAGGTCTATCTCTCTTGGAAAAACACCCGGACTTAAATATACTGCCATTGTGCGTACTCCATCAGTCTCATAGGCGATCTGATGTATCTTTGCGTAGCCTTCGGCAGCACCTTAAATCATCATGCCTGCGAATTGCTATCAAAGACCACCTTAAGAAATCCACGCTTACACAAGTTCTCAATCTGATCCATCATGAGATGGTCTTTAGGTAACAAAGCATCTTTGCCTGGCGCTAGCCTCACCTGGTTCTCATTAGTATAGAACTCAGTTCCTGGAGGTCTAACTTGCAGAGAAATCATCTGGCGGCTGCAATTGTAAACTCTAATCTCGTCGGAAATAGCCATGTGTGCCTCAGTTCAAAGGTTCTGACCAAATAGTAGCATTGTACTGCGATGTAGGAGCAAGAGTATCACCAGATCTCTCACCAATAACACCAACAGTTCCCAATACTGTAGGTACTAACTTCGGCGGCAGAGGCAACCAAGCTTCAGCAGTAAAAGAAAACTCATACCTCACATTAGCCTGCTGATCAAACCCAGTCTCCTTATCACTAGCATCAGAGCCACCCTCAAACCTCAACTGCACATTGCCAGCCAAATGAGCATCAAACATCCTGAACTCAGCTATGGGATTAAACCTAGTCGCGATCTGATAATTCACATACTCAGCATCACGCTTAAACTCAGTCCAGACTATCATAGAATACTTCACCAGAAAAGGCACAGGACGGTAATACTTAGCAGCAAGAGTACCAGCCTTGTTCATATACCTAAAACTCATAGAATGATAAGTAGGACTAAACTTGTCTTGATTAAACTCAAAGCTCTCACGAGTAATAGCAGCCAAAGGCAATCTCACACGACCCTCGTTTAAATCATCAGCCCAAATCAAAATGCTCTTATCACCACCCGAAATCTTCACACGCATGAATCTATAACTGTCTTTGGTCGGTACCCTAATACCTGAAAAATATTGTTTTATAGCATCATCCAAAGATCTAAACCCAGGCATTAAAAACTCTTCAAGATGATAAGGATACGTCTCTAAATCCTTACCACCAATGCCCGTTCTGCCACCCTCAGAATGACTTGATTGCCTAACAGAAGGAATCTCAGCCAACCCCAAAGGTAAATCCCCGGTCGCTTCTGGTGACTTGATCGAAAAGTCAGAATTAAAATTATATGTCCCCATGTTAAGACAGCTTTCCAATCACTACATTAGGGTCACGAAGAGTTTTTAGATAAGCCACAGTAGATTCACTCAGCCTATCACGTTCTTCCTTAGTGAAAACCTGAGCATTGCCAACCACCTTGGCTTCCAAATTCAGAACACTATCGCTCACACTTCTAGGAGACTTCTCAAACTTCGGAGAATAGCCTAAATCCTTAAAATCAGCAGAAATATTCGCCGCAAGCTTATTAATAAGCCTATGGCTAGCAATGGCCAAAGCTTTCTTAATATTAGATTGATTCACGATAAGCTCCATTAGCATGAACCTGAATCTCTTCAGCCATCGGAGGTAGTTCTGCGGGCCTCACAGCAATATCAGCATTCAACGTCTCTACATTACAGGTGAAATAAATCCAAGTGTATCGAAAATTCCCAGAAGGAGAAGCGTTTATGACCCTATAATTGCTCGGTGATCTGTCCTGCATAGCAGCATTGAATGGCAACTGGATCACATCTCCAGTACGCAGCATCCTGTCACCGAAGAGACCGTATATCTGTCGATGGCTAAAAACCACTTCTGCTTTATTGACAGAATCAGCACCCCACTTCTTCAATTCAGTTTCTATGGGTGAAGGCTTAAAGAACGCCTTGAGCAGCTCAGAAGTCCAATAAGTGGGATCAGCATCTTCATCCCAAACCACATCATAATCAGCGTTATCAGTGCGTACGAATACTTTCACTTCTGCGCCACTGATATTGATCATCTCATCGGCTAAAGTTCTAGCTGTCTTTATCTCAGGAGCTTCAGAATTGAAAATCGATAGGGACGAATTTTGTTTTTCCGTGTCTGATCTAAAGTCAGGAGCGGCTTCGTCAAACGAGCCCTGTGACCCAAGCATGTCAGATCCAAACTGATAAATAGACATGAGAAACTCCCTCTGGAGTATCTTTAAATTACGATTTTATCTGCCAAGGAGGGATTGGGGGCAATATGCCACCGAGAAGCAAACCTGCCTGCACATCAGTTACGTAGGGACTTTGTTCCGGGCTTGGTATGTCTTTAAAATCAGGAGAAGGACAAAAACCTGTATCATTCATTTTACAATAATCAAAGCTCTCAGTCACAGTCTGATCTTCTACAGCCAAACTACGCAAAATTGCATAATAATCAATAAGATTATTACAAGGACAATCTCTAGATTGCTCTGGGAATACAAAGAACCTAGTTCTCCAGCCGCCCCTGCCCCAGTCTACCCCGTACTTAACATAAGACCCAGGTATCCCTGCAAGAGCATCCTTTAAAACCACATAACCACTACCACATTTTAACTCATTTGCATAAGCATATGATAAAGTTCTGCTTGAGACATATGAAGTAGGCTCACACCCTGGCACAATCAGACGATTGCCGGGCAATATTTCGATTTGGTGTGATTCAAAAACTTTTGACATCTCAGGCTCCTTACCACGTATGAACGCTTAGTGGTTCACCTAAGAGAATGGCCTCATTAATGATTTCTTTTTTCTTTTCTTCACCCTCGGTTACCAGTTCACCACCATCATAACTAATGCTTCCACCATCTGGTGTTGGCATACCATTGATTTTACGACGACCAGCGCCGAGGGCAATTCTGGCCTCTGCTGTCATCATTTCATAAGTGAGGTATCTTGCCTGCGGTGATCTAAAATGAGTCACAACTGGGATATATTGGACAACCACCGGAAAGGCTCCCTTTGGAGTCGGGTATAGCCTTATTTTTTGATCTTTTGAAGAGAGGCTATCACCGGCACCAGTGCCTGTTCCTTCATTAATCACCTCCCAGTGACCCTCAGTGCCAAGCACTTTTTGGGAGAATTTTCTATAAGCGGCTAGAAGATGGTAATCGACAAGTATGTTTTGGATGCCAGATATATTACCTATATTGAAAAGAAATGACTCCGCCCCAAACACGTCATCTATTCTGGTTGTAAGTGGGTCCCAATTACAAGATTGAATCCAATATGCATCTGCAGGCATTGGATACGTATTTTTCAAAGGCGTTGTATAAAACATGGCTAGCTTTTGCTCGCGTGGGAAGTATCCTGCGATAAAGTCGCCAGCGACCTTGAATATCGTTTCCCATTGATCTTCTTGGATTTCTACCGCGACATTTGGGTAGCCAAGCTTAGATAATACATATTTCTTACACGGATCGCTATTTAATTTCAAAACAGAAGGTAAATCTTGAGGCCCGATGATAGCCATGGTTTTCTCCTTTTTATAATTTGAGTAGACATAATAACAACTATCGGAGAATATATCATTTTGCGTTATTATGTTTTAACGTTTTTGGGTGCTTTACCTTTTCCCTGACCACCACTTCTTTTCCTTTTAGCTGCACTTGCTTTTTCTTTGTCTGTCATATCTGCGGCTTTTGCTGATGGCACGCATTTTGGATACTTCCTGTCTGGGTTATCAGCGTCTGGCCTCCCACATTCAGGGTGTTTGCCATCTTTCTTTGCGCCGATGTCTACCCATTTTTCATTAAACCATGTGCTGAGATCTTCATTCCAGCTTGCCTGCTTCTTGCCTTTGGAGTCAGGCTGTGTGCCTTTGCATACTTGTACTGCATAACCATTAGCGTAGGCACTGGGGTATTTCTTGTATTTTCTTTTAGCGGCTTCTTTGCCACGCTTACACAGCTTCGTTTCTTCTATTAACTTTTCATATTCAAGTGTAAAAGTTTTCAAATCTCTGACCTTCTTATCTTGGGAAATGAAAACCTCTGTTTCCGAAGATTATGCCGCTGTAATCCAGCCTGTGTACCTTTGCATTAGCGTATAACGGAAGGTTTGGTGATGCTATGACACTATCAAGCAAGGTCTTCAACGTCTTGACTTCTGCATTTATATAAGACTTTGGAACATTAACATGTGGTGCAAATAACGAACCAATGTTACCTTGATTAGCACTGAAGATATTAATATCTTCATTTGTAGCTAAGTTTTCAGATGATGAATGATAGAATCCAGTTATCATCAATTGGGCCGGGTAATCACCGAATTGTGGCTTTATTGCTGATCCAAATGCCATTTGGCTCATTGCAGAGTTATGGAAACCTGTTGTGCTATCGTATTGTCCACCGCCGGGAGCTGATATATTCAGATCACTTTCTTGGCTTAAAGTATCATAAAATTCGACAGCAAGTTTTTGCAGCGACCTTATGTGTACGAACCTCTTGCCTTGGATTGGTGTGACGCTGATATGTGCAGTAAACGGAGTCCACTTCATCTTTCATTTCCTCCGTTTGTATTTTTAATCCCAAGTTATTTCTACTAATTCTTCGGGAATAACCTCTACGACATCCGAAGGCAACTTAAAACCATCAAACTCTACGTGCCAGTCATCTTCTTTCACATAAGCCACTGTTCCTGAATTGTTTGCCTTGCACTTATAGCCTATACAGTGCACTATCTGAGGTTCAGCACCTAATTGCATTGCGACTCTGCGTCTATAGAAGACGATCTGTCCCGGTTTTAGCTTTATTGTGAGTATTTTCTTAGTGGATGATGCTAATAAAGATATTTCTGTTAGATTATGTCTGCCCATCTTCTCGAATGGGACACCATCCATTTGTGTCACGTATTGACCGTCTGCATATCTGGCAAGCCACACTAGTCGCATTATGACCTCTCATAAAATTACCCCGCCATTTCTGGCGGAGCCATTTGTTAGAACGTATATTCTTCGAGATAATCGTGGCTGTTTATGGAATCAAGAGCGCTATCAGCCGCTAATTTGGAGGCGTATTCTTCGTCTGTCATCACATCCCAAGAACAAACCCAAAGACAATATCCCTGTTTACCATGCCCATCGCAACTATGCACACCTACTGGTGTGTCGAATTCGATACCAACTTGCTTCGCAGCACTGCTGGTGAGAACTACGACCGTCGCCTGAACCGGCGTTGGTGTGCCTTGACCAACAAGCCACATCCTATCACCTTTGCGAATCGTGCGTGCCATTGCTAATCCTCAGATTCTCAAGTTTCGTCGTAGAGCCATGTGAAAGTCGCAGATCCGGTAGCACCAGGCTGAGCAGTCGTTCCAACACTCAGCTGATATACGACATAATTTCCAAACTGTGCAGGTGTAGCCGAACCAAAAGTGATCGATCCCGTTACCGGAAACGATGGCGAGCCACCAACGCTATATCCAAATGGGTCGACAGGTGCAGCCAGCAATGCCGTATGATTAACAAGCGTTAATTGAGTCCCGCTTGTTCCTACTGTACCACCAGCTTGGTGATATGTTGTAGACTGATTAAAAATAGCGGCCACACCAGTGCCAAAGTTATTAGCTCCGTTCGTATACCATCGAATATTATTGATAGTACCTGCGGGATTAGTGTAAGCTATAAGGCGAGTTGAAACCCAGTAGCTGTAATTAGTTCCAGCTGCGGGAATACGAACCGGATTACTACTTGTTGTCGCCACAGAGTAATGGTTATCGTCAGCGTTAGCCACCGTATTACCACCGCTAATCTCAGCTGTAACCTGTGAGGCGCCTGTATTCGTGATCCTAACTATACCAATATTCGCGGCCATTCAATCCTCCTTTAGGCATATCAAAAAAGCAAGAAGGGGCACATTTGTGCCCCTTCACTTTGATTAGTCGACGTCAGCGTAGGCAGTCAGAGCTGTCTTGGCATCTTTGAACAGATCATTTGCCAGAACGGTTGCAGAAGTGTTCTTGAGGAACCTGTCGCTACCGATTTGGAAAGCGAAGTCTTCACCCGTAATGTTTTCGATACCAGCAGTCAAGCTCAGTTGCTTGAACGTACCGACCACGATTGGAAATCCACGGCTGACACCAGCAGCAGCCTGGCCCATGTATGGGCTGAAATCCTTAGTAGCTGTGTCGCGCGTCAAGACACCTGCCGTAATTTCCGAGCCAGGTATCACAAGAACCAACGGACGCAGGTTCTTAATGATGGCCGCTACGGAGTCGTAACGAGAAATGTTACGGCGAGTTCTTAGCGTACGAAAGACCGAAATGCTGGTGTTTAATGGTTGTGCGGACATGATAAACCTCCGTTAGTTTGTACCCAACAGTCAATTTATTTTTGCATAATAAAAATAAGGCCCAGGTTCCTAAAAACCTGAGCCTAGAACAATCAATATATCAGATATGTTTGCTCACTCACAAGAAGCACAACCGACGTGTACCTTCTTCTTAAACAACCCACCAAGGAGATTTCGCTTAGTCTTATGAGGAACGGCCTCAACGACCTCTTCCTTATAACCAACAACAACAGTCTCCTTCACAGTGATCTGCTTTTCACGAACCTCAGTGACAGGAACCCGTTTGATCAAAACAGGCTTCTTAACCACCACGGTCTCCTCGACATATGCAACGGAATACTGAGGACAGCAATCACCAGCTACAGCAGTCGAGGAACCAGCCAACAGCAGCAATGCAGCAAAACTCTTCATGGGTATCTCCTAAAATGTCGTGAAACATCAATCAACTGGTCTCACTGAAAATATAATACTAGGAAAAAACACATGAAACTGATACAAATATCTGAAGCTAAAGATGCCCACATAATAAAACACCAAAGCGAAGCCATAGGAAAGTTAAAAACCTACATAACGAAATATAAAAACCAAAAAGCGATGAAAGCTATAGAGAAAATATTCAGTGATCCGGATATCAGCACTTGGAAACAAAACTCCTGGATTGTCACTGACACGATCAATAACCTAGAAAAAGATCAAAAACTAGACCAAACAGAAAAACAGAGTGCCATAGCACAGCTTAAAACTATACTGACAACTCCACCAGCAATTGTAATATCATCGCTTTATAGCATTCCTAAAGAACAATTAAAAGATACTGCTCTAAAAAACTTAAATCTAAGCCCCTCTGAAAACAAAAGACTCAAAAAGGGCTTAGGACCTCAAGGATATATCGCAGCGTTATCCTCAGCAGACAATATGCGAAGTAGCACTTTAAAGAAAACGTTATTAGACATTTCTAAAAACAGCGACTCAACATCTCAATCAATACGACAGTCAATACCAGGCGTTAATATCGTCAAAGACTTCTAAATATTTCTCTAAGATCATCAATATTAATGCCTTCAAAATCTATATAAGCATGGTTATTGCATTTCATGAACAGAAAAAGCATGTCAACCTCTTGTATCCTATCAGGCATCCCCACAATATCAAAACCGAGTACCTTGCTGAAATCATGTAACGACTTACGGCGAGCATCATCGAATATCTCATAAATGAAAGATTCTTCCTCATTCATAAAGCTGCGATAAATGCGGTATAATTTATAAGCACAAACTGGGTCGGGCCTGTTAGTATTAAAACTGCCATGAAATTCATACCTAGATCTGAATATCTCAAGATTTTTGTATAAATCATAGTCCTCAAGACACACTATCGGCTCGCACTCATATGCGATCGATAATTTTGATCTAAAATCAAAGGTCCGTCGCGCGATATGAGATTCACAATCATCCGCAAATCGTAATTTATCGCCAACAGCCAAAACATCATCGTGTTTCAAAGTGATAAAAAAACTGACGAAATCTTTGTTCGTCTCTATTGTTATACAAACACAGCTTTCATTCATACTTGCATCTCCATTTAGTGTTACCACAATATGTAATTAAAATACATCATCAAACGGCGAGAAAAATGGAAGAAAATCAGACTATAACACTAAAAAGACGAGTCTCGACAGATTTCATAGAGTCATTGCCACAAGATATACTGGACATTAACGTAAAAATGTATCTGGTGGTAAAAAGAAAGCAAACCCAAGACTGTGGGTATGGTACAGACGCTAGAATAGATCCATGCGAACTAAACCTCAAAAATAAAACCATTAGCTTCACCATCAATAAGAAATATAGTCCAGGAATAGAGTCTTTTGATGATCTGGAACCAACATTTTTTGAATCAGCACAAGCAGCATTCACAATTTTTTGCTATTCATTGTGATAACCTTTGGCTTCACATTCAAGAACCTACTTGGCCTCACCGCGTGATTATCAGATCTACACCAAAAAGCAGTGGTGTAAACAGACACAGTAAGCTGAGCCAGATAAATACCCAATAACCTTTCTACAAATTTTTCCGTCCACATACCAGTATCTCGCACTTTCATCTTCTCAACCACAAGCAATAGCTTATAACCCAAAACATCTAACACCTGCCTAGTGCACATAAATTGACAATCGATAATCATCCTGGGCTTGGAATCAAAAGCGTAACTATATGCTTCGGCATCGTATTTCCGAATCATTTCCCAAATATGGGTATTCACATCAAAAGAATTCTCTGAATACAGATCAAAATAGCGGAAATCATCAGCCAGCACCAGGTCGTTATTAGACTTAAGACATGACGCTATGCCAAGTGACGTGTCCTCATCGATGACATCCAATAGCCCATCCCAAGTCTCGTTAGCGCTCCTCTGCATCATTGACCGACCATTCAAAAATGCAACATGGTTGTCTGCTATTAATTGATCGGCATGCTCCCACACAGTGAGAATAGTGCTCGCGTTGCCTATCACAGAGCTCCATGCAGAATATGTTGGGTAGAAATCTGACTTGGCTATATAATCAGCATCTACGTTAAAGTCGTCAGATATTTTTATATCTTCTACAGCGTCATGTTGTTCGATTTCTCGAAACCCTTCCGAATCCGAGAATCTTACAAGTTTTATCATTTTGATATTAGCCCTGAATATTTCACACCCAAAACTTGTACTTCTATCCCATCATCCGATTTGAGCCTGAATCCAATTTGGCTAGACACCTCTCCAAATAGATTCCAATTCATGTGCGTTGTCAATAGCTCTGGAAATGCGGCGTTCCATTTTGTATACAAGTATCTAAGAATCTTCCAATATTTGTTATTCTTTCCCATGCTAGTGGAATACTTACCATAGTGTATAATAGGAATGTCTGCAGAATAAACATTATATCCAGCCTTCCTAGCCTGCAGACTGTAGTCAATACCATAAAAATGAAATCCATCTAAACTCTCATCGAACTTTAATTTTATATCTTTTGATACAGCAAAAAAGCATTCGTCTATACAGTGTACTGCTGTTGCTTCTTTTACCCCATTCCAGTATGGGGCTTTGCCCGTAAATTCGTCATCATCATTATAAACAGTGCCAACAGCTAATTTTTGATTTATTTGTGTCTTGCCACCCCAGCTACCTATATCAAGAGAACCATATTTTAGATCAATCCCAGCTGCACCTATTATTTTAATATCCTTAGTTAATAATTTATCTAATTTTTCTAAGCTCCCTGGCAGCAACGCAATGTCTTGGTGGGCATATATTATATAGTCTCCTCTAGCCGCTTCTCTACCAGCATTTAAAGCCTGGCTAGCATTATAAATTCCACTATAATTAAATATTGGAACGTATTCGATGTCTAGTCTTTTTTGCTTCTTTATCGACTTCAGAAGACAATCATTAAAAATCTCTTTGTCACTTATACAGCAAACCACCGAATATTTTATGCTCTTCTTCAATTGATCATTCCATCAGCTTCTTGATGATACCCAAGACCACGCAATAACGTAGCACACCTGTGGTGATAAGTATGATTATTTAACACTTCTTCCTTTTGTTTTCGAGCAACGTCTTTTGCAAGATCTGGGTTACTCAAATATCGCCCGACTAAATTTTTATAATCCTGAGCGTCTCTAGCCACTACCATTGAAGGGATCATGGCTTTAATACTAGGAACAGGATCATGTATTGCTAGGACTCCTGATAAAGCTAGCTTAAAAGCTCTCTCAGGTATATCAAACCCAAATTGTTGAGTGTGTGCTTCCGAAATGCATGGGCCTATCTTACCGGTATTCAGAAATTGATTTGACTGATCTTCTGGTAGTCTTTCGACTTCGTGCTTCGAGGGCCATTCTCCCCAACCTCTAATAGAACATTGGTAAGTGTCAAGAACCGGCATTAGGTACTCGTCTATCGTTTTGGCCTTATAGGGCCATCTGCCCCCAAGGTATACTATATCATTATGCCGCCATAAACCAAGATCATAATATTGCAATCTATCACCAGCTACAGGCATCGGAACCCAAGGTATACAAAATACCGTTACCCAATACGACCAAATAATCGCGTCATTTTTTGAACCATACCCAAACACTAAGTCAGCTTTGTTACTGACCACCCACTCTTTATCAGCATCACTCTCGTTGATATGGCCTATATCAATAGGCCCGTATGGATTAACATGTATGGCTACTTTCGCCCTTCTAATATTTGGTATAGGCTCTTTATGCCCAGAACAGCCAATATACACATCTGGATCAAAGCTTGACCACTGCGCTAGGTCACCAGTATATCTCTGTATCTCGTGCCCTTTATCGGCGAACGCACTCATCAGAGAGTCTGTTATATAACCCCATGCGCCACCTACTCTTTTATTCATTAAGATCTTCAACAGTTCACCATTCCTGTTACTTGGGAAATCTGTAACTCAATTCTTTGACGAATTGTAAGCTCTTTTAGTTTATCATGTATGGCTTTGTTTTTATCATGATGCTGATACCATCCCTCAGATCTACCATGATGAAGATGCAGAAGATTGTACGTTCTATTGTCTAGATATTTTGACCCTCCCGACATTCTTTCATAAAAATCACAATCCTCACACCCGTAACCCCAAAAATCCTCGTTAAATCCGCCTACTTTCCAATAAGCATCCTTTGTACATGCCAAAGAGCCTCCCTCATAATATCCAACAACACGCTCAAACACAGGATCTGATACTTCTCCAGAACTATTAATGCGATCAGTGCTCGCCTTATCTGCGTACACTACCGTAGACCCCAGATGACAAGACTCATAATTGTCCAGCACAGCACTTACTTCAGATGCATATCCATTTATAGCAAGCATGTCAGCATCATGTAAGATTATCTTATTGCTTGTAGCTTTGGAAACACCAAGATTAAACGCTTTGGCTTTATTGAAAGAATGTTCCTCTGCAACATTGACTTTATAATATCTTATTGGTTCATACTGTGATACATCTATTTTTTGAGTCTGGTCTTCTTCTACTAATATTATCTCTATGTCGGGGTACTTTTGCGCTCTTATATTATTCAGCACTGTGTTTAGCGAACCAGTCCGTTCTTGCTCTCTAAAGGGAATTATAAATGTAACCTTTGGAATACACGAATCTTGAGTGAAATCGTGCTTTAATTTCTTCAGACTGTCGTATTTGTCACGAGCAGATTTTAGACACTCATTCTTGTCATCTATCGAAGTACTTTCTTTATGCAATTTAATATATGATTCACTGCTATGGAGATCATAGTAACCTTCTTTCTGCATTTTATTTGCATAAGCTCTAGAAGACCATTCTATATGTTCTAAACCATAATATCCAAAATCCTCGTTGAATGCTCCAACAGCACGAACATATTCATTTGTAAAAGCCAACAGTGCACCATGCGGTCTGTCGTTGACTACATTTAACTGTACTCCATTTACAACAGTGCTCATTCCTTTATCTGCGCCATATATCCCGGCCTGTCTAAAGACGAGATGGTGCATCATCGATTTTTTCAAACCATCAGCATAGAAATATTCCCAACCAGGCTTCAATATCTCTATATCGTCATTTAACAAAATACCATATTGAAATCTGCTTAAAGCACGTAGTAATCTGTTTGAGTTTCCAGCCACCCCAAGTCTAACATTGTTTTTTATGACCACAATGTTCGATTGTTCACGTAATTCTTCTAAGTATGCGATTAATTCTGGGTCCGTGCTACAATCGTCACTGACAAATACAGTCGTAGAATTTAAGTTAGTGTTTTTGTTTATACTGTCAATGAGACGCTCTAACGAGTCTTTCCTGTTGTAAGATAATATGCCCACTCCTATATTGTTGCTGATTGGATATAGACCCTTACTGTTTTTTATCAAACCAACAGCTGTTCGTTGTATTTTGATTTTTTCATCTTCCGAAAGCTGCTTACCCACGATCTTATCGACTGATTTTTGGGCTGGTACTGGCTGTCGTGTATTCTGCCTGCTGCCAATGATTGTGCGTCGCTGAGGCTGAGGCTGAGGCTGAGGCTGAGGCTTCCTATGATGCTGCATTAATGGAGTTATTACTGGTTTTGTTGGCGTGGTGACTGTTTCGACTTTTTCGACTTTTTGGCTTATGATTGGTGTGGACGGTTTTAATGTGTCATTGTTATTCAGATTTATTAAAAATCCTCTCTGCCGGTAAATCTCATAATATGCAGGAAGATTCACTATTTGCCTACTCTTGATCTTAACTATTTGTCCTTCTGGACCAGTTATATGCACTGTGTGATGGTGCGGGTTTTGGTATTCTGGCATACTATCTCCTAATCTCCACGTACAATGGTGCAAAATTTATTGGATCGTCGTCATTCAGTCTGAACCTACTTGGTCTTATTAATAGATTCCCCTCATAAGACCCTTGCCCCTGAATGATAGCGTCAATGACTGATGGGTTTAGTATCACTGTATTTTTTGTCTTTAAAGTATTCACGAGCTTTCCAAAGACATCCTCTATAAGCCCCGGGCTCACACATTTGTTTAAGGATGTCCTCACATCTACTAACGTCAGAATATCACCAGCAATACTAAAATGATATTGTGCTTGTTCTATTTTTATGACATTCATTAATCTAACATAATTTACTAACTCATCCTTCACGAATTTCCTGCTAGTAATTCCAAGCGGTGTCACGTCTGAATCTAACTCTATCAGACTGCCAGCAGCATCGGAAAAAACAGTGTAGACATCATCCTTCTGGGTGTCTCGATAAATCAGAACAGTGAGATCGACATCGCCAGGGTGTTTTTGGACATAGCAATATATATGTTCTAATCTTTTTAGTTCTGTGTGGTCGTAGTACTTGGGGTAAGGCAGGACTTTTGGTACTTTAAATGTACCAGACTGTGACGTTATGGACGTAGTCGTGTTGGCTGATCGCAAAGACGCCATTGGCTGAATTCCTTATCTTATCCAAGTTTAATATCCGCGTGTTTTTCTTCTGCTCTTTTTCTGTCATTGTGAAAAGCAAAAATGACATTGTCGAGAAAATAATCGATATTCTCTCTTCTTCAGGCAACTTAGCGATTAGAGTGTTATTATCACCCATTCGCTCTCCAGGTGCATAATTAGACACAACTCCGCACCAAGTCACGAACCAACCAGTCCATATCACAAAATCACCATACGCTGGGACGTAGTCTGATATGTTCTTGTAAACAGCTAGTGAAACCTCTGTTTTAGGCATTATCTTCTCTCTTCAGCTGATGTTCGAAGATATTATAGACATATCTTCCAGATGGAAGTCTCCAAACAATATCAAGCCCTACACGTGTCGCACCGAGAGCATTCTCTATATCATCGTCTATAGAGTATCTCAAATTCTCTAAACCAGAAAGCCTAATTGGGGATACCACTTTGCCATTAATTCTGGTTGCCTCAGGTACTATGCTCTCTGTCTTTAGAAGATCCCTAATGTGCTCCATGCCTGCGAGAATGATCTGCCTCTGAGACTTAGACTCAGTCCCGACAGACAGTGATACATCCCCGAGCATAGCGTTTACAGTACTCTCTGGATTTTTCTTTAAATCATCTGGCGCAAAATTCTTTAATAAACCGACTATATCGTTTTTAGAATTGATTTTCGGTTTCTGAATCTGCTGTGTCATAGGTATCTGCCATGTTGATTTTGCAAGATAAGTTCACGTCGTATGTATGTACTCTGCCCCTCCGACAAAATTCGTAAATTATATGGAAAAAATTACTGAACCCATGCAAAGCGAGAATATTCAAAACAATATTATCAAAATACCGAGCTTCTTCAAAAAAACTGAAGAACATTGATATCCAAACACTGCAGCAATACCCACAAGATGTGACTTTATCGATGAATTTAAATATGCCCATAAACTTCTTATCGTGGCTATCTTCCGCATATAAATATGATCTGAGTCTATCTCTGAATATCATATCAGAAATAACAGAAGTGGTGATGAGCTCTACAGCGCGTTCTATAGCAAATGCAGATATCAGAAAATTCAGCATCATTTTATTTTTCTACATTCATGATTTGTACACTGCTGTCTCTCCCGCCCGGAAATTATAATTACCATCATAACGGACTCACATAAGCTGCAATATGATAACCTTTGCAGGTCGTCTTTAACAGCTTCTTTGTGAGTCCTGATAATCGGCTGGGGTTTATTCTCCCGATTAGAAGGAGAAGGACCTCTTCCGGCTGGTTTTCCACAACATGACATTATCTCTTGCCTGTTATATTGTACCCATGAATAGGTCTGGTATCTAGAGCCTGTGTCCGAACAGGCTGTCGCAGGTCTTTGACAATCACACGCTTCGGCGGTTGTTCTGGTCTATTAATTTTCTGTGCAGTGACTTTATTACCATTACATCCACACGCCATATTACACCTCCAAGAATAATGATGCCGGTTCTACAAACTCAGCAAAGTCTTTCCATCTAATAAAGCTTACATCAGGAAGTTCTAAATCAACCTCGATGTAATTTTTCCTCTTACTAGTGTGACTGATATTCATCCGTACTGGATTCATAGTATATTTATACCTAAGCTGCGGTAATATTCCCTTTAGCCTTATAGACAATTCACCATCTATACTATCAGAAGGTATGACTATCCAATCCTGTGTTGTAGAGAATTTAAAAAACAACATCGGATGAATCTTACGATTTAATACTTTTGTGAGAATCTCAGCATCATATGTCGCCTGGTGCCACCAAGTAGAAAACAGGTTTTTAGATGGATTACCAAGAATAGCATCAAAGCTAAAGCCTTTGCCTGACTTAGCTTCGATGCTGAATTTAATATCACCGGTTACTGGTATCACATCAGCTGTGCTCTCACGCTCAACTACACTGAGGTCTCTTCCCTCTACTCTGCGTCGTCTGAACTGCACACCAGTGAATTCGCCTAGCAGCGATGCTACCCGACGTTCGTATGTTTTACCTTTACGAACGTTCGATTTGCCAATCTTAGATCTATCTGGCTCTGCTTTGTCTACCATTATGTGATCTTATATGTTATGACTATAGATTGATCTAGATGATACAATACATACCCAGCAGCGGCCTCTAGACCCAAATAAGTTTTTAAATTCGGGTAATTAGCAGAATTAGGAACTGTGTTATCCGGTATGATTAGATGCTCTAGTCTAGTAGATCTCAAAACGTTCAACGCAGTGGTCGCATCAGTCTTGTCAATTCTAGCACCAGTAGCATCCACCGTGAATGGAGCAACCGTCACATAATGCAATAATGTAGCCATACTGTACCTCATGCAGATTGGAAAAACTCATAATATATTTATACAAGATTCTTTAATGGGAAAACCAAATCATTAAATTCATTCAGAAAACCATTAATCTTACAATCCTGAGCTAATGATAAAATCGTCTGTCTATCAAAAGTCACCTGCTCAGCCAACTTCCTTCTAACATAAATCGTATTATTTAATATCTTCGGACACATGCTTAAGTCGATTAGCAGAAGGTTCCTGTTATAAATGCTTTTATCATTTAGAGCTAAAAATTCAGCCAAGAGCTTATAATCATCAGCTAATTTAACGGCTTTCTTTGGTCCGATCCCACGATATCCTGGAATATTATCAGATTTATCACCCTGCAAAGCTTTAACCAATACAGGATTACTCACCGGCACTGTTATCTCCTTTTCTTTTCGTGGTTCAAAAAGTATGTTACTAGAATATCTGTAAGGTATCTGTATCATATCGCTGTCTGTCGAAATCACAACCGTCTTAGTCGGATGTAGAACTGATACAGCAGAATAAATTAAATCATCGGCCTCCATAAACTTTCTCTGATATTGTCTAACTCCCATGAATTTAAACATCTCCTCGCAGACAGCAGTTAACTTTTTTAAATCGTCAGATATATCCGTTACATAAGGGTTCTTATCTCTGTCTTTATATGTCGTAAGGATCTTCCTACGCCACACATCAGATCTTGGTGCATCCCAAAACATATGTATAGACGAAGGACTATAATTTCTGATCCATAAATTAAGCAAGCGCATGAATATAACAAAAGGGTGGACTGGATGTCCACCCCTCGTTTCTTCAGCCCTATGAGCATAGACTGCTCTATAAAGCGCATTCCTAACATCGACAAGCAGAGCTGGCCGAACCTGATCAATCATCGTCGTCATCCAGTTGGTCGAGCAGGGATTTTACATCGTCGTCATCATCATCGTCTTCTTCTTCGATGATTGGAGCTGGCTTTGGTTTAGCCTTTTGCTCTTCGACTTTGGCAGCTTTCTTAGGAGGAGTGACTGGAGTGTCGTCTTCGTCTTCCTCAACGATAGGAGCCTTAGCCGCCTTGGCTGGCTTCCGAACTGGTTCTTCTTCTTCTTCATCACTATCGAAGCCAGAAGAATTTGCCATTTGAGGTTTAGTCTCCTCAGCATCATCTCCATAGATTAGAGT